ATAATTATATCAGTCCGTTAAACCTTTTTCAAGGCGAATTGACTGAATTTTTAGGTATATACCTGCTCCCGATTATATCTTCGCTTCCTTCCTGTAGCCCTAGTAAATGATCGTACCTTAGCCTGTTGCTCTCTTACTCTCTTCTTCGCTTCATCGATCAATTCCTCGTTGCCTATCTGTTCCATCATCTCCAGTTCTGTCTTAGCTTCCTTTACCCCCCTTTCTAAGCTCCTCTGGGTTTGTGAGTTCTCATAGGCTGACTCATTACGCTTAGAATCATACCCCTCGAACCTCTTAGTCGATACCCCCTCCATAAAAGGGTACGTTACATGGTGGCAATTAATACCGAGGATCCCGTCTGGCTCCCCATAGCTTGTTTCTGTATAAAAGTCTGGGTATCTGGGGTGTTCTCCCCTAGCAAATACCCTGCCCTGATAAGGCTCACAATTTGGTCTTGCTCCTTGATGTGAGCTGACCTCTATTAATCGGATTCCGTGCTCATCATATCTCTGCTCCTGCATCTCTTGAGTAACCTTATTGGAGGTTGTTCTAATAACTGTCCTTACATAGCTTTCAGCGTTCCAAGTTCTCCCTGCCTTATCCACCAAAGCTGGAAGCCCTCTACGACTCCAATCTCTTACTGCAAATTTCAAAGCTGAATGACGGTCGTGGACACCCGTTAAAACATCGGCTGTAACTCTATTTATAATATCCCTATACACTTGTTCGCTTTTCGAAAGCATCCCACTATTGGTCATATTCAAAGTATCAACCGCTTGTCTTTGGTAGTTCTCTAAGATGCTCATAATTTGTTCCGACTTTCGAAGATCCACTGCGGTACTTTCCTGCCCTGCTCTCTTAAGCAAGGTCTGGATTCTCTCCTCCGAATCTTCCAACTGCCCCATGGAAGCGTCCCAAAGTCCATCCTCCATCGCATCTGCCCCTTTACTGCTCAACATCCTAATTGTTTTCTCGTTCTGCTTCTGTAAAGGGGTGTTGCTGGACAATCTTTTTTCAGCCCATTCTTCTATATCGTTCAAGAATAATGTCCTGTCTTTCCCCGTTTCCTTAGCGATATTTTTAAAGATCCCCAACTGCATTTCGTTGTAGGTATCCACTAAGGGTTTGGAAGCTTTCTGAAACTTGTCTTTTGAAGTTCCCATCGCTTACTCCTCCCCCATTAGATCCCCGATCTCTGGCATATCTATCGACTGCTCCTCTTTAATTAACGCCAACTCTTCCTTCGCTTCATCCTCCGATAGATTTCTTAACATCATCATCGCCTTAAGGCTCGAAATGAACCCGTGACTTTTAAGCTTTGCATAATAATCGAGATCCGCATTATCGTCCTTAATAATCGAATCATCAAAGTTAATATTTACCTCAATCTCCTCGGGTACTCTCGCCAACTTATAAAGCTTAGTAAGAATCCGTATAACTTCAATCAATTCCACGATGAACTCCTCTACCGTTACCTCATGGGATACTACCGTACGGAAGGTCTTAGACTTCTCCGAAATTACCTCGGTAGCGGTCTTTATTCCCTCCCCATCAAAGTTAAAAGCTCCTGCCGAGAAGCCTACCTGCATAGCGAGGATATCCAATAACGCTTGGATCCCTTTAATGTGTTCATCGGCTCTAATTTCTACGCTGATATCCTTAATCTGGTCGGTATCCTCTGTGAAGTCGAAGGCTTGATATACTTCATCCGTAGGATCAAAGTATCTCCGATATTCCTTCGTCACGGGGTCTGGAACTACCTTTACACTGGAAGCAGGAACGATGATCCTTTTAGCTCCCAATCTGAACTCCCGATTAAAACTATCGAAGGCTCGATCTAAGGACTCTATCGTATCAATACAGTTCGCAAATATGGAAACCCCCAACGGGCTCTCTGTATCAAAATTATTAGCAATATTCGGCTTCGTATAAACAAATAATGGTCGGTCTAGTCCATTAACGGGAACCTCTTCCTCGATATCTGGGAATAACTCGGCAAGATTAACTCGTATCCCGATTGAGGTAGAATCCTCGGAACGATACAATTCATTTCTAATAAAATAGGTGTCCCCATCCCATTCGTGCTTCTCAAGATGCGTATAATAATACTGCCCTTTCTTAATACTATTTACAAATACCCCTGCATATACTTTTCCGTTCCTCCACATAGTCGGGATAAAACTATCTGCTGATACAAATACCATCTGGATCTTTTCATCTTTCACATGAGCCTTAGCAACCAAACCGCCCATAGCGAAGTTTTTTTCTAACTGGCTCTGGAATATAGCATCGAACCGATTCTCTTTCAATACCCCTTTAATATACTCACTGAATTCCCCTTCCCCCTCCTCATTACTTGAGGGGTCATTAATATTAATTTCACACTTCTCGTTATACACCAACCTCGCAAGTTCCTCACATACAATCTTCGGCATCTTTAAAGATTTCAACCACCGCTTCTTTTTTCCTTCCAAGGTTTGATAATGGATCTTATGGATATCCTTAGAAAGTCCAGCATATAATGCTTTCCATAAAGCAATTTTATTATAGTGGATCTCATCATAATTAAGCCCTTTTATATCATTAATCTTTTGATACCCTGTGGTTAATTTCATTTTATACAGCACCTGCCTTAGTTTATTAATTATATTAGCGAACAAATTTTACACCTACCTTCGCTTAAAAATCTTTTGTATTTCCCCCGTGGGCGAACCTCACTTTTGGTTGGAAAATGCACATCCTATTTTTACCTTCCTTTACCGTATTACATAGCGTTTATAGAAGTAATTTATCGAATATCTCAATTCATCCATAGCATGATTGTATTTATCGATAGGCTTCCCGTTATCATCCCTGCAATAAAGTCCGATTTCTTTTAATAGGTTATAATGACCGTACCTATCATTTTCTACTAAGTTAAAAAGACCGCCCTCGATAGCGTTCTGTGTCCTTTCGATGCCTACCTCAATCCCTTTACTCGATCCCTTAATATCCTTAGCATTATTCATCGCTGGTTTTGTAGCAATCCCTAACAAGCGTAGCTCTTCTCGTAAGCTCTTACATGAGGGGTCAACGAATATTTCTGTAAGCATAATCTCGGGGTATTTATTCGTAAAATAATTAATAAATTTTTGGATCTCCACAGCATACTCACTCATAGCCTTAGTTCTCCCTGTATCTGCCCCAGAGTGGTAGTAATGCCCTACCCTATTCAATCGGTACTTGCCATCATCTAAGGATACAATATTACAGCTACACGAGGTTGCATCTGCATTCCCTCCATCAGCGGTAAAATACATTTCTAAGGGCTTCCCTAAAATCTCCTCTTTTGTATGCTTATCGGGATCAAACATCGAATAGATAACACCCTCTGGTATCACTCTAAGCCCCAACCAGTCACGCTTAAACAAATACGAATTTTTCTTAAGGATGTTATACAGTTCCTTTTTCCGTTGCTTAGTAATAATCGGATTATGTTCAATAGTCCAGTGCCACCAATCCGTATCTTGGATCTCAAATACCTCTTTAATTACGGGATGATTCGGGGATGGAGGGTTGCAATCCGAATAGTGATATCTCATACTGGAAGCCATAGTCCTTCGGAAGCACTCCTGTATGAAGTCCATGTGTAACAAGTCAATCTCCATAAAGGCAATAGATCCAAAAGAAAGCCCCGTAATAGCGTTTCTTGAGTCCTTCTTCCCTCCGCCCTTGTAGTATATCCTCTTAAGTCCTCGGCTGGTTTGTACCTCCAAGTGATCCCCGTATCTCCCTGATTTTAATTGACTGTTAGGGAATATGTGCATCAACCCGAAGCCATCGCACTCCATAAATAATCGAAAGGCTTGTTCTTGATTATAAGCACATACCAAATGATTCTGGTCTGTGGTTTCTACTATAAAACGGGCATATCTAAACACCCCTGCTGTGGTCTTTCCACTTCTCGGTGTACCCTCGCAAACCTCCAAGGTGTGATTGAAGGGCTTCTGTATAAAGTCAATCTGCCTTTGTGAAAAACGCATTTATTTCAACCCCTTATTAGTTATCCCTTCTCTTTAATAACCATGTAGTTGATCTGTACAAATGTCCTATTCTCCCCCGTGGATACGGTTATTTTTACGCTCTCGCCAACCTCTCCCTTTATAGATCCCGTGATATTGCTTACTCTGTTTTGAGCCGATGCATACAACCTCGAAATAGGGGTATCTCCGATATCAACTTCCACCCTTCCGCTATTAGCTTCCGTGGTTAAACTAACCCCTGCCACGACAACCGACTCGCCTTCTCCTACCTCAACTACAATCTCATCTGTTACATTGGCTTCGTATTCTTTGGAGAAGCTATTGTACACCCCCAAAGTATCCACTAACAAAGCAACCCTATTTGTTCCATCATCGTTCTCTGAATAAGCGACTGCTGTCCCTCCGCTTTTTTCTCCATCGACTACACTTCTCGGAACTACAATAACCTCACGAGCCCTTCTACTTATATAGCGATCTTTCATTGTCACTCCTCCTCGCTTTTAACATCATCCTTGTTTTCGATAACGTCAATCAATTTTTCCATCAAGCTCGTATCCTTTTCTGTGCCTTCAATCAATTTCGTCTTAGCGGAAGTATATTTCGCATTATTCTTCGACTGCTCAATTCTAGCACGGATTAATTTATCATCTAACGGACTCTTATCTGTCTGATCGAGGTACTGTTTCCCTAACCAAATAAGCATCGTAATGTTTCCATTTTCGGCTTGGCGGTACTGTTGCCTTCTCAGGCTCATCTTACCCTTTTCGATACCTTTTTTAAATACACGTTGAAATTCTTTGTCTATCTGAAGCGTTCTAATGCCTATATTTAAGTACGAAGCAATCTCTTCCTGTGTACACATAATGGACGCTAACTTTTCAACCGCTTCATAATCGATAGGCTTCTTCGGTCTACCTACTTTTTTCTTTTTTTCTGCCATCCTTCCCCCCTCCTTTGCTGTATAGTTCAACTGCTCTTTCTACCAACCCAGAGGATGAGTTCAATGTGCCTACTAAATTATCAACGATAACGATGTTGTTCTCCTTGCATACATCCTTCTCGGGTATATTGTCCTTAGTCCACTCGCCACCCTTAGCGAAGATAATCTTTCTGTTAGGGAACCGATGCCTTAAACGGATCAAATTTTCGTTAACCGTTCCATCCTCTCCTAAATGGTACTCGGTTTCGGTTACGCCCTCAATATTCTGTATAATTTCCCTTCTTGCCTTCTCATCCATAAAATAAAACCCTTTTTTCTGCTCCATATGGTCGTTTGTAGCCACTGATACTATAACGAAGGCACTAAGGCTCCGACACTTTTTAATCAGCTTTAAATGCCCTTCATGGAACGGGTCGAACCCTCCTGCTGTAAAGACGATCATTCGTAACCCCTCCTATGCTCTTCTCTTATAATCTTCGGTACTGCATAAGTCCAGTTCACTCTATGATGCAACCTTCGGTGCTTATCTCCCATAGGGGCAACCTTCACACAACTGGGATTGTAGATAACCGAATAAAAGCTCTTAACATACGTGCCAAGATCCAAATATATATCCGTTAACCCTCCATCCTTGGCTTGGGTTGTATTTTGGTCTATACTGGGCTTTGTAAGAGTAAAAAATAATTCCCCTTGCCCCCCAAGATACACATAGGTTGTCGCATCCTCATTGATCTTTCCATAGAACTTGAAGGGTCGGTCTGTTCTACAGAACCAAACGTTCATCGCTTTCCTTAAGATGCCCTTATGGAACGTTCCACTATCCACCCCACCGATAAAATCTCCTGCCTGTGCATAAGCCACGGATAACGCTCCCGATACGTCTAGGAACTCCAAGGTATGTTCAAACAATGTATCTGCATCCTTAATCTCGGCTATCCCCAACTTGCCATCCTTCACTACTCTGAACCACATATTGTTATAATCATCGTCAAGGACTAAGAAGTATTGTAGCCCGAGATCCTTAGCAATTTCATGCACCTTATTTCTAGCAAATACAACTGCCCTTCGGTCTGGATCATTATCGGCTGTATCGGTATCCTTCGATGCTTCCAGCTTATCAAACATTATCACATCATCCCCATACCGATCATAATATTCCTGTGCCGACTTATCCTCGTTATCAATTACGATATAAATTTTCCCCGTATAGTTAATCTTTTTCAAGGTCTTATAAGTTATTACTCGATCTGCCCTTCCGTGGGTCAATATAAATACTGCGAAATCCTTCCGCATTTTCCCCTCTTTAGGCTCTGGATAATTGTTAATACTTAGCTTCGAGAAGTCCTCCAAATCATTAGTGTCAATGACCTCCCCATTAAACACAGCCACGTAATCATAAAACATATTCTCTGAACGAGTAATCGTTGATTTTACTGTGGATTCCTTCTGTAAATAGGGATCTATCCCGTCCACTACATTTTGTTTATTTCTATCGAGGAGCTTTTGTAGATCGGTCTTGAGTAGATACATTTTAACGTCTACCCCAAGATCCTGTATCTGTTTAAAAAGCTTCTTGGATATTAACCGATCCCCCTCTAATACGAGATCCTTCTCTGGATACTCTTTTAAAACTTTCTTTATCTGCTCGATTATAAGGGGTATATGTGTCCGACCGATGGTATCTAATCCCTTACGTCTACCCTCTCGGTCATAGCTCCCAAATAGCACGTTATTTCCCGAATATGTTAGGTCTATTAGATCCCTCTGCTCTACTACATCCTTTTTGTTTAAAAAAGAGTTCATAACGAAGCTGGTCTTACCGCAATTAGTTCCCCCAAGGATCAAATATATCATTCTCCGACCTCCTCCTCTTGGATCATTTCCTCGATAGACTCTGAAAGCTTCACGAATCCGCACTCAATAGCCTTATCGTAGTCAATAATCACAAGGGCTGATCGTTCCATAAGATCCTGCATTTCGGGATCTGCATGAGCGTAATATTCCGCTACCTTGGAGTAATTAAATTGAAGATGCCTTTTACTGGCTTTCCGTAGAAAGTCCTTTTCCACTTCGCTCACATTACTCTGTTCTATTAGCTCATCTAAATATTCTGTCTTTTGACTGTTGCACAACTCCTCAATTAACGGTACTTCCCCTTGGATATCATAAATAGGGGTCTGAACCTTATCCGTGTATGGATTAACTTCTTGAGCCCCCATTAATTTATCAATTTCCTTCTGCTCGAACCCCGTAAAAAAGTCCTCTAATCCTTCAAGTTCTTCCAACAGCAAATCGTTATCCCACTCTGCTATCTCGGTAACTTTATTATCGGCAATCCTGAAGGCTTTTACTTGCTCCTCCGATAGATCATCCGCTACGATACAAGGTACTTTTTCAAGCCCCAACTGTTCCGATGCCTTATACCGAGTATGTCCTGCTACAATTTTATTATTTTTATCAATAACAATCGGTACTTTGAACCCGAATTCCTTTATGCTCTCGGCTACTTTTTCCACCGCTTTATCATTTTTCCTAGGATTCTTTTCATAGGGTTTGATCTCTTCTAACCCCTTCATTTCGATCCGCATATCCATCCCCCTCTTAGTAATATTCGCAAACCTGTCTAGCATCACAAATATTGTTACAATAAAAATAGTCTGGTTTTGGAAGGTGTAGCATATCCTCTTTAATATCAAATAGGATCTCCTCAGCCCAAATTTCAGCATCTGCAAGATCCCCCGAATCAAAGTCCAGAACAAATTTCTTGTTCTCTTTTATGGAATTGATAATCATTTTTTCGGGATATCTCCCATAGTTCTGTTTTACAAGTTCTGCATAGATATACATTTGCTTTTTAACGTCTTTTACTCTTCCCGTCTTGTGGTCTATTATGTGTAACTCTTTACGTTTCCCACTTGGTACTTTTAAAATTAAATCAATGATGCCTTGGAACTCCTCTTCGGCAAACGTGCCTGTGAGTCTTTCTTCGACCCCTACTATCTCCCCGTCAAATGGCTCATAATCAGTAAAATACTTTACTCCCTTATCATAAGCCTCCGACTTCGCTTTCTTAGTGAAAAACGGGTGCGTAACCTCTGAATAGAATCGAATTGAGAACTCCTTTAATAGTTCTTCCTGCTTCAGTTCCCCTTTATAAAATTTCTCTTCTATATCATGCACCAACGAGCCATATTGCCCGTATCCGTTCTCCTCTTTTTCTATCCCTTCCTCCGAAATATATTTTAGATAATACAAATATGGACATTTTTCATATGTTCTAACCCTTGAATGACTATACATAATACACCCCTTAATAATTTATCTTTTATCGGATTCTAACGTGATTATCAACATATTTTTGCTTTTTCTTATCTTTCCTGCTCTCTATTAGTTCATCGATCAACGCTTTATACTCATTATCCTCTGCCAATCTTTTATGACTTGTGAGCAATCTTATTTTCCCCATCGAGGGTCTTTTCCCCTCAAGAACATTGTTAATAATTCGTAAACATAGCCCATAATCGTTCAAGTGAGTATGATGCCCTTTCCATGGAAGCCTTTTATTGTGTACGATATACCCTTTCCTGCCCGACCTCTGGATCTCAAAATGCTTTACTCTTTTAACCACTATCCCATTTTACAACCTCCAATTTTGGGGGCGTGGGCTTAAAAACGAGCAGGGTTTGACTCGTAAAATTCCACCCACTAAATTTTGATATATAACGAAAAAGAGGGATGTGTGGAACTTTTTCCACACTATTATAATATCACATTTACCCCCCTTAAAACTCCCGTTTTTTTCCCACTATTTTACCCTATTTCACTTTATGAGCTTTTTAATATCATATTCATCAACCAACCCCATTTCGAAGGCTACCGATAATAAAATATAATCCCTCCATCGATAAAAAGTGGACTTCCCGATATTCAACTTTTTGCATATCCCCGTATCCGTCAACTCTTGTGGTCGAGTCCAGTATTTTAATAGGATTAATTTCTTTTTCTCTTCTGGAAGCTCATTATAAACCGATTCAATCGATTTACAAGTTTCTTCTAACCTCTTCAATCGCTTATTTGTTAACAACTTCATCCCTTTACTGGCGACTAAATCACTCACGCCCCCACCTTCTCGAACCCTTTCTCGATCATTCGAAGGGGTAGACTCGATAATCGTTTCCCGAATTTCTTTTATATCCCTTTTGGATTGCATATAGTTCCGAAGCTCACACTCGATATATCGCTTTATATCTTTTTTCAATTTCCTGCCCCCCTTAGATCCATAAAAATTGAGTAAGCATAATTAAACAAGCAGTACCTAAACCTACGAGCAAATAAGTTTGTCTTGTTTCACTTCTTTTATCGGCTATCCCTCCAAGGAAAAACAACACGGTAAATACCAATAAAACCACTTGTAATGCAATTTTCATCGTATCCCCTCCTCTTCACAATACATACAATAATTATCCCAGTCACCGAAACGGTCTAATTTTTGTACCCATCCGTCTTTTTTAGAATCAGCTAACGCCTTTTGAAAGCTAAGGTATGGGCTTTCTTTATCATCCCCACACCCATCGCATATTAAATAAAACAACCCTTCTCGTTTGCAAATCACTATATACCCCTCCTTTCTGCTTCCATTTGGCTTTCAATAATCCGAATCTGCAATTTTAGGATCATTATTTTTTGATCCGAAGCCTTATAATTCGCTTCCGAGATATCCCTTTTCCTTCTGTGATCCGAGATATCCTCTCTCCCCCTACAAACATTTTCTGTAAGGGTAGCAGGAAAGCCCTCTTCCCTCCTTTCCAAGATACAAATTGCTAACGCTCTTTTATAATCGCACTCTTTATTCGCAAGGATCTTTCCCCAGTATCGGAGGTTATCAAGCTCTCGATTCAATTCTTCGCTCTTATCATTCAATTCGACCCATAGGCTCTGACCGTCCATTAAAACACCCCCTTGCTATTCTCCTCTAAGAACTCCTCGATGCCATAAGAGAATCTTGTCCTTTTTAGGTGGCTCTGGATCTCCTCCCCATAACTTTCAGCAAAGGTTATCGGGATAGATTTCCTGTCGGATTTTTCCATGTACTTCAATACTCGCCACACTTCTATTGCATAGACTTTCTTTTCCTGCCTATATTCTACTACCAAGTAAGCCCTTGCCCTCGGCATATCCGCTTTGCAGTCCATTTCTCGTAACGATTTTTTGTTTATATTCCCGAAGGGTAACGAGATCCCTTTTACACTTTTTAATTCAAGCAAATAAAGAATCCGATCATCGAAGAGTAAAATGTCACAAATATTCGATGCAGTAAATCTGAACTTATCGGATTTCTCCCCACCCCTAGGATTATCCCGAAATTTATATTTAAAGCAATAATCTGGAATGGACTTCATAAAATCCTGTTCAAACCTCTTGCCTTGGTTCATAGAATCCCCCTCGGTTTATCATTTTAGTATAACTACACTTATTGCAGTACCATTCGATTCCCATAATTTCATCAAATAAATATATCCGATGATCCTCTCGATGCCGACATTCCTTCTGTATTTCATGAAGTTTTTCGACAACATAACACACGCCTAACCCTCCTTTCAAATCTCCAATTTACCTCCCATCATCCTTCGAACCTCATCCTCTGAAAAGCCCATGCTAAAATACTTCTCTTGAAGCTCCATTTTTAACTTACGATTCAAAGCATAGCCATTTTTCCCGTGAACTCCAAACGTTCCATGATGGCAATGCCAACAAAGCAGGATTACGGAATGCTCATTTTCGTGCTGTGTCCTTTTCCCTTTTCCTTTTACAATATGGTGCTTCTGAACCAGATAATGAGATCCACAAAGTTCGCACTCCCTAATATCCATTGAATTGCCTACTTTCATTGATCCCGTTTTTCTTTTTATACTGTGCTTCCACTTCCGCACCTGAGAAGCCTAACGCATCCCCAAGTTCTAAAAAATCATAGATCATATAATAAAAGCTTGTCTTTGGGCTGGAAACCAAGCCATCAAATAACAGCACTTTTTTGAATGTGTCTTTAAACTTCTCTGTGATTTCAACCGTACCTCTAGTCGTCATATCCTCTGTATATAAAGTTTGAAGATCCTCCACGACTCCCTCTTGGATCCCAAGGCTCAAGATAAAATGCAAACAATCCACATATTCTTCGAGCATCCGCTCCTGTTTCCCTTCGGGATTACTACTCCAATACTTGAACCCTCTCCATTCATTCGCCAATTCAGACAATTCTGTTATTAAGGCAAGGACTTTTTTCTTTTTTATCTCCGACCCTCTCTCTGAAAGGTCAATCCCTTTTTCCTTAAGTATAATCAGATCCAACTTTTCTTGATATTCGAATAATTCTGCTAATTTTAAATGCACGTTATCTCCTCCTATTTAAATCTTTTGATACTCGCATAATAGAATCATTTTTGTAGGCTTCAAATACCCTCTCTTTTTCCTTCTCCCTTTTCATCTTAAGGGTCTTAAGCAACTTATAAAATTGTTTTCGAGTCATATCTTCGACTTTCACGAAAGATCCTCCTCTCTTGAAACTTATATAAGCCCGTATATGGCTTTTTAAGGGTAGGGTATTTTCTACCCTACATAATACACCTACCCTTTGCCAACTTTTAAATTTGATAGGATTCTGTGGCTCTCCTAACGTTTTTTAGGCTTCATATAACTTGTACTTTCATTTGCTCCGTGTTTATCCATCAATTCATCTGCCCGATTCAATAACCCTATAGGATTCATCTGGTGCTTCTGGCACATTTTTTCAACCATCGCCTCAATATTCCGCAACCAGTTCTCCTCCTCATACATAATCGTAGCCACGAAGAACTCTCCCTCGTTATTAGAGGATTGACTGGTCATAATGTTGATAACATCCTTGTCTTTTATAAAAGCTTTTACCTCAAGATTCAACTTTCCAATAGTCGGGCATCCAATAAATTTGACTTGCATTAACGATTCCCCCTTTTATGGTCTATATAATCTAACCGCATCTGTTCAGATTTCTCGTTCCTTGCCTTCACAACATTATCTGGGGGTAAATACTCCCTATCTACATTTTGGATCCTCTGTCTGGTCTTGTGAACGCTGATAATTGAT